CTAACGGACAGCCGAAAGCGAAGTGCGACAACGATAACGACACGACGATTTTCGACGACCGCCTGATGACCGCGGGCGTAAAGCTGCGCTTCTATCAGGCGAAGCAGTTCGACACGTCGGCAATGGCCGCGGACTTCCAGACGTTGCTTGATGACGCGCTCGCGCAGGATACCGGAGGTCCGGTCCTTTCGATGTCGCGGCAACCGGCGTTCCCGCTTATCACGATTTACAACATTCCCGACGGCAACTGGATGCAGTGATGCCGCGCGATACGCCATTTGCGCCCAAGGTCCGGCAGTCAAGCCTGCTGATGACCTTGACCGCCCCCGTGGGCGGCCTGAATGCGCGCGACGCATTGGCGAACATGCCGCCGACGCAAGCGGTCATTCTGGAGAACTTCTTTCCGACGCAGGGCGGCTTGGTCACGCGCGGAGGATGGTCGCGATGGTACTCGGGTATTCCGCAACCGGGCGTCGTCGAGACCATCATCAAATACAACAGCCCGACCGGCGTCGAGAAGATATTTGCCTGCGCGAATGGCTCGTTCTATGACGCGACTCTAGGGGGTACGTCCAGCCCCGTCGACGTCAAGGCGTCCGGCTTCGTCAATAACCGCTGGCAGTACGTGCAGCTCTCGAACGCCATCGGCGATTTCACGGTTGCGGTCAACGGCGCCGACCTGCCGCAGAAGTACGACGGGACGTCGTGGACGGTTGCAACCCTTACGATCAGCGTAACCGATCAGGGGCTCTATCCAGATTGGACGCCGAACGCGCTGGTTGCTGTCACGCAAATGCACCGGCGGCTATGGTTCACGGAAGTCAACACGTCCCGCGTCTGGTATCTGCCGGTTGACGAGATTCAGGGCGAACTTGCGCTATTCGACCTGGGCGAGATATTCCCGCTGGGCGGTTATGTGCAGACGTGCCTGTCATGGGCCATTGCAGGTGGCTCCGAGACCGGCGCCGCGATGTCGGACCAAAGCGTCTTTATCTCGAGCAAGGGCAACGTCGCGGTTTTCAACGGCTTCGACCCAACCGATATAACGAACTTTATACTGGTTGGCGTCTATACGATCGGCGCGACAATCGGGCGCCGGTGCGCGTGCCCCTATGGCAGCGATGTGCTGATCCTCTGCGAGGATGGTGTTCTGATGCTTACGAACATCCTTTCGCAGTCGAAGATGCTGATGCAGCCACCGCTGACCGACATCATTCAGCACCAGATTTCGCAACTCGTCGACCTTTTTCACGGAGAGTTCGGCTGGGATTTGTTCACCAACGCCCGCCACAACCAGCTTTATCTGAACATCCCCGACCCGACCGGGCGTTACCAGTATTTGATGAACACCATTCTGAATGCATGGTGTGTCATCACGGGATATAACGCTTACTGCTGGGAGAACTTCTACGAGCAACCCTACTTCGGGGCGGCTACATTTGTCGGTCGCGCGTGGACGGACGAAGGAATCGACGATCCGCAGGAAGTGATTATTCCGGGTTCGGAAGCGGATCGGGCGACCTCTGACGGTAGCCTGCGAGTAACGGACACCGACGATACGCGGACCGTTGACCAAGGTTCAGCCGGAAGCAGCGACGAGCGGGCAACGAGCGACGGCAGCCTTCGCCTGACCAGCTTGGGCGATACGCGCGCAACCAATAATCAGTCTTCCCTGTCGGTTGCTGATCGGGTGACATCCTCGGGCGATACGCGGGTGACTGATCTAGGCGATACGCGCGTTGCCGATGGTGCAGGCCCGGCTCCGATTCCGGACATCGTCATCACCACGGGCAACTCGATCCAGACTCGATGCCTTCAGGCATTCAACTACTTCGGCTCGCCTGTTCAGAAGATGTGGACGCTGGCGCGGCCCGTGCTGGTTTCGCAGTCGCAGCCGACCCTCGATGTCTACTTCAATACCGATTTCGAGATTGTCGAAAGCGTCGCGACGTTGCCGGTAACACAGTCGACCGGGTCGTCGAACACTTGGGATTCCGCCTTGTGGGATGAAGGCATCTGGTCGGGCGGACAACGGACGTTCAAGAGCTGGTACGGCCTGAACAATATCGGCTTTGCCGGGGCCATTTTCCTGCGGAGTTCGACCGTTTCGCCGACGACATGGCTTGCGACAGACTTTCAGTTCCAGCGGGGCTCGACGCTATGAGACGCCTTGTGATCGACCAGCCGGAAATCGGCCCCTTCATGAAACGAGTGATGAATACGCCCAGCGCTTTTCTAAGCGGTCGCTCGATCGGCGTCGTGAATGTGCACCCCGATCAGACGGCCGACCTGATCGCCGGGGTGTGGTACGAGGGATTCAACGGCGCGAACATGGTGATGCACATTGCGGCGCTCCCGAACTCGGCGTGGATGACAAAGGAGTTGCTTTGGTACATGTTCCATTACCCGTTCGTCGAGTGCGGGTGTCGCCGTATTACGGGCTTGGTGGAGGAAACGAACGAAGCCGCGCGCAACTTAGCCGAACGACTCGGCTGCACGCTTGAAGCACGATTGAAGGATGCTGCTCCCGGCGGCGACATTCTGGTTTACGCGATGTTCCGCGAGGATTGTCGTTGGTTGAAACTCCATGAACGTGTGACGGCGCTACGGACAAAGGTTCACTGATATGCCTGACAGCACAGTAAATGCGGGACCGCTGATCCCGTTTGGCGCCGGATCGCTAGGGCCGGGCGTCCCGAGTGTGGCACAGGGGCTCTCGGTCGGGATTCCGCCTGCAGGTCCAGGCATGCCGGGCCCGGGCGTGCCACCGCAGATGACGAACCCGCTCGCGCAGATGCTTGCCGGACAGGGAGCGCCGTATCAGCCAGGAAACACGAACATTCCCGGCCATGCGGCTTACGGCCTCGGAGCGCTTCCGGCCATGCATCAGGGCGAGAGTTCCATGGCCTATATGCTGCGGATCGGCATGTCGCCCGCGGACGCGCAGTCGGCGCTCGAGATAGCCAAAGCGGCACCGGGGGCGAGTTTTCAGGACATTATCTCCTCCGGCGGCTTCAACATTCCCGGCATCACTTCGGCCTTCGCCGGATGGGGGCAACCGGGCGACCGGCTCGAGCGCTACACGCCGCAATACGGAGCGGGCGGCGCGACTCCGGGTCCGGCTCCAGCGCTCGGTGGCACGGGGGGGACGGGGTCAGCCAACGGCGGAACGGGCCAATTTGGACCGGGTGCGGGCGGCGGCGGCGGAACGGGCGGGGGTGCTGGGACCGGGAACCTCGGCTCGGGTGCGGTAATTGGTCAGATTCCGGGCGCCGGAAACGTACAGATCAATTGGGGCAATTTGCAGTCGGCGATGGCGCCGCCGGCCAACGCTCCGGGTGCGCCTGCGATCAATCAGGCGATGCAGCAGTTGCAGCCGACCTATACCGGCCCGACGATGAACGTAAACGGTAGAACGGTGGGCGCTGGTACGGGAACGCCGCTGCCCGAGTCGGCCTTGACCGCAGCGCAAAATGCTGTCGATCAGTTGTGGGCGCAGCGGCCGGCGCGTGGCGATAAGGCGGCGCAAACTGCATGGCTTCTGCGTTACCAGGACGCCGTAGATGCGGCGAATGCGGCGCAGGGCGCTGGTCGCTCCGGCGCCGCCGCGAACTATCTAACCGGGCCGTACGTTACCCAAGGATAAGCCATGACATTTCTAGCTGGTCTTTTCGGTGGTGGCCCGTCTGCGCCTACGCCGCCTGACTACGCTGCCCTTGTGCAACAGGAGGCAGCTGCTAACCAGCAAGCTGCGATTTCGCAGTTCCAGCTGAACAACGCGAATCAGATTTCGCCTTGGGGAAGCAGGCAACTGACGGACGCCAGCGGCAACCCGGTTACGGGACCAACGGGCTATAACGTCACCACGACCCTAAACCCGCAGGAACAGGCCAACCTTACTGCGAGTCAAGCTGCACAGGGGCAACTGCTGGGATTGGCGCCGAACGTCATCAACAATGCATCGACCGCGCTCCAGACGCCGATCAATACGGGCAACCTGCCGCCGATGGCGTACGGCGTTGACACCGGAGGATCGACGCGGCTTAACCTCGGTGGCCTGCCAGGAGCGCAGTACAGCGTCGGGAGTCCCGACGATATTCGCAATCAGGTGATGAATGCGAATTGGAACCAATACATCACCCGCGCCTCGCCGCTCATGCAAGTCCAGCAGGATCAACTCAACACCCGACTTGCCAACATGGGAGGGGTAACGACCGACGCCGCTGCTATGCGGGCGCAGAACGCGCTGCGCATGAGTCAGGGCGACCAGATCAATCAGGCGATTCAGAACGCCATTATGCAGGGCGGGAACGCCGCGCAGCAGCAGCAGCAGATGAATCTATCGAGCGCGAACCTTTGGAATCAGGCTCGACAGCAGGACGCGAACCTTGCTCAGACGCAAGCCGGATTCAACAATCAGGCGAACCAGCAAGACATTCAGAACGCTTTTGCCAATGCGAACCTGACGAACGCATCTCGAGCGCAGGGCATCAATGAGCAGGCGCAACTGCAACAACTGCCCCTCAACGAAATGATGGCTTTGCTCTCTGGAACACAAGTCAATTCGCCGCAGTTTGGGCAGACGACGCCGTCGCAGATTCAGCCGGCGAATATTCTCGGAACGTCTGCTTTGCAGCAGCAAACGGCGCAGCAGCAATATCAGAACCAACTCGGAAGCTACAACAACACGCTTGGTTCGCTCGGAACGCTCGGAGCCGATGCACTCATGGCGCCCGCCGGAACATTCAGCAACTTAGCTGGCCTTTTCGGCGGGCTGGGTGGCCTTTTCGGCGGTGGTGCCGCTGCCGGCGGTGCCGCTGCCGGGGGCGTCGGCGCGGGCGCCGGTGATCTAGTTGACGCCCTGGCGACTTTGGCGTGAGATAAGTAAATGGCACTCGACGATTACGGTCCAGACATCAGCAGTTTCGACCCGCAAGCGGCGGACCTTAACCGTCGTCGTCAACTTGCGCTCATGCTGCAACAGCAGTCGTTCATGCCGCAGTTCGTCAATACGAACGCTAAGGGATCGTTGCTCCAACCGCTTACACAGATGTTCCAGGCTTATGTCGGGAACCGGCTGAATCAGGATGTTACGCAGCAGCAAGCGGCGCTTCAGACGCAGCGAGCGAATCAGAACGCCCAAGCCTTCAGCGATTGGCAGGCGCGGCACCCGACGACTCCAGCCCTGCCGGCGCGGCCGGACATGAATCTGCCCGGCGACCTTGCAGGCGTTGCTGCATCGCAGCCGACGACGGGCGCCGAAGTGGGCAACACGTCGCCTACGCCGGGGATGCTGCCGCAACCCGCGACGACCGGCTTGGCACAAGGCCAGATGATCCCTCGGAATCTTGGGAGCATCGACGTTACCGGCTATCGCGATAACACCCTTCAAAGAGACCCATGGGACGCGGCGGCTGCCATCAAGGAGCAGCAATACAACCTGCCGCCGGGAACGCTCAACACGTACCGGGCGCTCGAAGCGAGCGGTAATGCGGTCAACCCGAAGTCCGGCGCGGCGGGTCCGTATCAGATCATGCCGAACCTGATCGCTGCTTACTCGAAGCAGGCGGGACGGACGCTCGATCCGAACGACCCGACCGACGGCGCCAACATGGCAGCGCAAGTTGCGGCAGATGCGCAGAAGCGCTATCCGGGCAACGAAGCGGCGCAGGTTGCTTACTACAACGGAGGTTCGCGCGCGGGCGATCAGGTAGCTTCCGGCCAACCGACCAATCCGGAGACGACGAGTTACCTTGCGCGTTGGAAGGCGATGCAGACGGCAGGCCCTCCGGGTCAGACGCAGGCGACGCAGAGCGCCAATAACGCCGTCCTGCCGCCGCAGGCGCCACAAGTGCCGCCCATGTCGCCGCAGGGTCAGACGCCTGCGCCATCTCTCGCCGGTCCAGCCGTCCCCGGTGCGCTTCCGCCCATGCTGCCGCAGCCGCAGCAGGGAGCGCCGCAGGCGCCGATGATTCCCGGCGGCGTGAACATGGCGCCGCGTGGAATTACGTTGCCCCCGCAAGCGGCGCAGCGACCGACGACGGCGGATATGTGGGAGCTTTCGCAGAACATGGCGCCGGGCCCGCAGCGTGCGGCGTTCCAGGGTCAGATTCTTGCGCAGCTCGCCAAGGAACCGGAAACGATGCAAGTGCTGGAATCGAATCAAGCGCTCAAGCAACAGTTGGCCGAGCTGCAATCGGCTACGAGGTATGGTACGACCGGCATGAACGTGGCGGGCCGGCTTGCGACGAACGCCAACACGGTTGGCGGCGCGATGGATCGCGCCAAGCTGGCTGCAGATACGCGCCTGCAGGTTTCCGGCGGTCAGCCGCAAGGCGATTTCACGCTTAAGGGCAACGACTATCTCGCGTCGCTTCCCCCAGAGGAGCAAATGCTTGTTCAGGGTTTGGCAACTGGACAAGACCCGATGAATTTGCTTTCGCAGCGGAACAATAACCGCGCCGCCTACATGAAGATGGTTCTGCAATTCGATCCTTCATTCACAACAAACCGTGTAAAGATGCGGCAGGAATTTAGTCCTATTGGACAGACCGGGAAGAATTTGGTCGCCGCTGACACGGCTGTTGTGCACGGCGACACCGTTCTGCAAATGATGGAAGCACAAAATAACGGTCAGTTTCCGCTCGCCAATCAATTAATGAATCTATACAAGTCGCAAACGGGCGACGCTACGATTAACAATGTCCAAACCGCTGTGCAGGCGTACACGGGAGAACTGACCAAGGCATTCCGCGGCAATGGGGGCGCGGAGAGTGACATCCAAAATTGGAATAAGCGTTTTTCTGAGAATCTTTCGCCTGAGATGCAAACGGGTGCTGTAGAAGCGGGGCTTAAGCTATTGGCGGGTCGACTTGGCGAACAGAACAACGCATGGAAACGCGGAATGAATTGGAATCAGGACGCGCCGATGCTTGTATCCCCTGAGGCGCAAAACATCCTCAATACTCACGGCATTAAGATTCCCGGCTATGGACAGCACCCTGATCCGGCGCAGCAGCAGATTGCGAATTCTCCATATTCCAACGCTACGCCGACAGCGGCGCCCGCGGCTGCTGTTGCGCCTGCTCCGGCACAGAAGGTTATCAAGTTTGACGCACAAGGGCACATTGTCCAATGACGACCGCGCAACTCGCCGACGGGACGCAGTTGCAGTTTCCTGACGAGACGGACCCAGACGTTATTCAGCGTACCGTCAAGCAGTACATCGCCAAGAATCCGCAGCCTCTCTCGCCCGAGACGGAAGCAAAGCGCGGTATGTTCGGCGGCATTCCCGAGGCTGCGGTAGCGCTCGGTAGCTCGGCGCTCGCCGGTCCGGTTTCGGGATGGGCGGGGCTCGGGACAGCGGCATACGGCTATCTCGGTAACAAGCTGGGATTGCTCAATCCAGAGGAAACGCCGAATCCGGCCGACGTGGTAAACAAGGTGCAGGACGCGCTGACCTACCAGCCACAGAGTCGAGCGGGGAAAGCATTAGTAGGTGCAGCGAGTTTCCTTCCCGGACAGCTTGCGCGAGGGGCCGATTGGCTTGGCGGTCAGGCAACGGACATCACCGGCAGCCCCGCTATCGGGGCAGGCGTGAATGCGGCGACGCAAGCACTTCC